GCCGCGCGAGGCTGCGTAGATCATGGCGGTGTTGATGATGGTCGGCTGCACCTGGTTCGCGCCGATGTAGCTCTGCGCCTTGAAGTCGATCGTCGTCGGCGTGACCGCATTGCCGTTGACTCCGGACTGCTCGGCGAACTCGGTCTCCGAGGTCAGCATGACGAGCTGCGACATCGGGACCAGGTGCAGGATCTGATCAGCCTTGAGAGCTGCGACGCGCACCGCGATGCGATCGGTGGCCTGCGAGGGAAGTGAGAAGGAGAACATCGACTCGGTGCCGGTATTCGATGCCCAGAAATTCTGCTTCTTGTTCGTCGAGCCGGCGAAGCACCGCCGCTGCTGGAAGTAGCACACCGCGCCGGGATACTCCCCAGGCGCAGAGAAGACCAGGTCCGGAGTGCCGGGCACGATCGAGAAGTCGGGCGCGATATTGTTGTCGACGAACGAAGTCGCCTGCGTCGTGCCAATGAAGCCCCAGAGCCCGTTGAGCTTCTTGAAGACGTTATAGTTCGACGCATTCGCCGAGGCCTGCCAGCTGATCGTGTTGTAGCTTCCCGGGACATCGAGGTTATTCAGGATCGACGCCGAGTCGGAGAGCTCGCTCGCACTGACGCCATCAGCGGCGATCGCGACCACAGCGTACTCGTTCGTGATATTGAAGATCTTCGAGCCGAGCTGGATGGTCATCGGCTTCGCGCCGTCGACTGGCCCGACCGAGCTCCAGCCGGATGAGTCGACGATGTTGCCGCTATAGTCCATCAGGTTCAGCTGGTTCGGAATCAGATTGCCGCTCATGTCGACCGGAACCTTGTCGACCAGGCAGAACCCGTCGAGCACAGTCGTGGCGACGACCTTCTTGATGTTCTGCAGGTAGACGCCATCGCCGAGCGCGAGCGTATGGCTCGCGACCGTCGTGAAGAGTGCAGGGTTGGCGAGACTCACGCTCGCGATCTGGGCCAGGTATCCAGGCGACGCCGAGGCGCTCACGCTGAGCGGAGTCGCAAGAGGCGGCCCGAAGGCGATCGGCGTGAGACTCCAGTTGGTTGCACCGAGCCTGCGGAGCTCCGCCGGCGGATAGCTCGTGTGGACGAGCGTGAGCACGTCAGCGCTCTGCGCGTAGTGGATCCCGACCAGATCCGCGGCCGCGTACTGCGTCGGGATCTCGTAGGTTCCATCGGCCGGCAGCGGCCACCAGATCGACGTGTCGGATCCGGGAGGGGTCACGCCGCCCGAATCAGCTTTGACGGAGACGTAGGACGTGCCGAGGTAGTTCACTGAGTCGCCGGCGGTGTAGTAGCGATAGGCGCGGATCGTCGCGCCGCCGCCACCACCGCCGCCTGTGGGCACGTCGACGCTCCAGGAGTTGATCGTTGCCTGCAGCGACGTCGAGCCCGAGGGGCTGGCATTGCCGCTCACAAAGCAACGCACCTTGAGCAGATTCAGATTCGAGAGCGGTATCGACTGCGAGAGATTGACCGTCCCAGATATCGACGTCGTGTAGAAGCTGAGCCAGCTTGTTCCGCCATTGTTCGAGTACTGCGCCGAGACCAGGCCGGCGCTCTGGTAGCGATAGACGCTGGCATTGAAGGCCATGTTCAGCGTGACGACGCCGCCGGTGATCGGAACATTCGCGAGTCCACCGGCAGACGCCGAGGCCTGATTGCCACTCTGATTCGGAGCGAGATTCAGGGTGACACCTGGGGAGCCAGCTCCCGGGTAGTTCGTGACTCCGCCGCCGCCACCGCCGCCGGTGAATGCGACGGCATTCCCGCTCGCGTCGAGGATATGGAAACTGTCCGCGTCGATGACCTGGACGGTGTACGTGTAGCTCAGCTGCAGGCCGCCAGGCAGCGCGCCCCCGGTGCCGAACTGATAGAAGCGGATCGGATCCCCGTCTGCGAGACCGTGAGCCGTCCAGCCGATCACCGCCGGCGACGTGTACGTGTAGGTCAGATCCGGAGACGGAGGGATCCAGTTCTCGAGATCGCCGGGATCATACTCGAGCGTCTCGCCCATCGTATGGAAGCGCGCGTACCCATCCCCGAGCTCGATGACCATCGTCTGATCGAGCGAGTAGGTGAAGGGAATCAGGCGGGCCTTGCCGTTGTTCTTCGTCGCCTTGACGAAGGCGAAGCCTGGGCGATTCATCGCCATGCCGGTCGGCGTCGCGATCACGTTGCGCAGCTTCGCCGCGGCCGACTGAAACTTGGCGTCATCGATTCGGCCGAACATCTCCTTCGAGATCTGGCCGCCGGCAAAGCTTCGACTGTAAGTTCGCGTGTTCGCCATCTATCGTCCTCGGATCCAAGCGACCGCGGGCTCGAGATTAACCTTGCGCTGGTTCGCGTCGTTGCCCTCGGCCATACCCTCGAACGTCTTGAAGAGCGCGAGCTGGTTCTTCGATTCGGCTGCGCCTTCAGCGCCTTTCATGATCGGGCCGGCCAGCATCGAGGCCAGGAAGTGGCTCAGCGCCATGATGAAGAGCGCATCGAACTTCGTCGTGTCGACAACGTCGATCGTGAAGCGCAGCACCGCGTCAGGCACATTCGTGAGCACGACCTGCTGGCTGCCGTTCGACGAGAGCTCGATCGCAAAAGGCTGCGGCATATAGAGCGGCGATCCGAGCACGGGCACATAGCCTTGCGGGTAGGGTGGAAACGCGCAGGGCCCAAACATCATCTCGTAGTCGTCGAGCGCCTCGGCCGAGATCACCGCGATCGCGTTGAGCACTGCGCTCGGCAGACCATACGCATACTGCCAGGTTGCTGCGCCATCTGATCCCATCTGGGTCGGATTGGACGCGAGCGGCGCGAGCTTCTGACGCGTCGTCGCGAAGCTCCACGGATTGAGCTCGAGCGTCGACTTGCGCGCCATGTCATAGAACCTCGAGCAGAGCTGCGCCTGCACCGACGTCTCAGTCAGGCTCGAGATGTTCGCCGTGTCGCCGATGTGACTCAGCGCCAGGTTGCAGATGTCGACTACGCTGCTCATGCATTCCTCGCAAAAACGAACGAAAGGGTCGACAGCAGTGACTCCATCGACCCTCACGGTTATCCGGGTTTCATGTGCGCTTATCGAGCGCCATCCCCGAATTGGCTAGTTGTCTTCGGACTCTTCGTCGATTTCCGGAGCCGGCTTCTGCTTCACTTCCTCGACGTGCTTGTAGAGCTCGCCGCGGTGAACGAACTCGTCGCCCTCGGCGCGATACGTGAGCGTGCCTGGTTGCGTGTGAGCCCTCAGTGCGCGCACGTTGATCGGCTTGCCGGGCTTCGGTTTCGCTGGCCTTGCCGGCGCAGCTGCTGCAGGTGTCTTGTCGTCTGCCATCGGATTGTCCATCCTTCCTCGCCGGCAGATCTCTCCGCCGGCGAAAAATGGTTTCTACATCGTGAGAGGTTAGGCGACCGAGAAGCCGCTCGGATCCTGGCGGTTGGCCTGGATGGTGTTCGAAACGAATGCATCGAACTTGCCGGCCGTCAGCACGGCAGTGCCGATCCGCCACACGATCCGCCAGTACCGGCGCATAAAGATCGGGGGCTGTACCGCGAGCAGACGAGTGCCGGCGACGCAGGCGGCGACCGCGAACACCGGCCCGGCTAGTACGTCAGCATAGGTCGCATTGTCGGCCGAGTCCTGCAGCACCGCCTGGATTGTGGCACCGCCGCCCGACGTTGCAGTCGTCGAGCAGAAGGCCTGCACCCAGAGGTTCTCGCCTGTCAGGCCGGCGTTGCCGTTGTACGTGCCGCCAGTGTCATAGAAGTTCGTCGAGGCCGTGTCGCCGGTCGCAGTGACCGTCTGGGCTTCGCAGAACACTGTTTCGTTGTCGAGCATGCCCCACACCGCCGCGGCGAAGAGCACAGAGTTGACGAGGAACTTCCGAAGCATAGATATCTCGCTTCCTGGGCCGGCGCTAGGCGGGCCCGGACTGAAAAGGTTTTGAGTTCGTGGGATTGTGCTTAGCTGACGACGGCTTCGGTCGAGAGCAGCTGGTCGACCGTGAGCACGGGCACACCGAAGAACTTCACGATGCCGCCCTTGATCCCGGTGCCAGTGCCGGCAACGCTGCCCGGCTCGATCTTGCCGAACTGGTTGGCCGACTGCTCGATGGTGAGACCGACGATGGTCTTCTGCAGGGCGGCCACGCCGAGCATCTCCTTCACGGTGCGATTCGCGAGGAACGTGGGAATCCCCATGCCCATCGACGGAATGCGCGCGAAGGCCTTGATCATCAGGTAGGGCAGCCAGGTCTGCGCCGTGTTCAGCTGCGTGCCGGTCTGGCCGAGCAGGTCGCTGACGTCGATGTTGCAGATCCGGACAGCGTAGCGCCAGTCCTTCACATGCAGACCATACTTCCACTTCCAGAGCTCGCCGTAGGCGCGGTAGCGATTGTTCGAGGGATCGAACGCATCGATCACGCCCAGATCTTCCTGGTCGAGCCCAGCCTTCGAGCCCTTGGGATAGATCCCGGTGACCGTGTTCTCACCCCAGACCACCAGCCACACCGAGGTGTTGTCGGACTGAGATCCGCCGGCGGAGATGATGTTCTGCGCGCTCGTCGTGTTTCCGGAGATCGCGTTGTACCGGGGCGAGAGCCCGAGCACGCCGTCCTTGTTGGACGAAGTATCCCCGTACACCATCTGCTGCGCGAACGTCTGGTTCATCGACTCGACGAATGCGAGCGACTCGGACATGCGGAACGCCGGCGCATTGCCGTTCAGGTCGGCGAGATCCTTGTCGATCTCGTTGCGACCTTCAGCCATCGCGCAGACATCCTCGATCGTGTCGCGGCCAGACTTCGACGGCGCAACGCCCTTATAGAAGCGGCGCAGCGTGACCGAAGGCAGGCTCGAACGCACAACAGCCTTGTGGCCGGTGGGCAGATTGCCCATGATCCAGGTCATGTACTGGATGATCTCGTTCGACTGATTGAGCAGCTCGGCGACGACGGCCGTCTTGCCGTTCGGATCGAGCGCCTTCGCCCAGTCAATGAGAGTTGCGTGACCTGGAGTTGCAGGCAGACCTGCCCAGGCACGAGAGATTCGAAGCGGCGAACCGCTGAGCATCAAGCGACGCATTTTCCCCTGTCCTTTCCCCCGCTTATGATTTGGGGGTTTTGTCGTAGAGCAGGTCTGTGGCTGCCGGCGTGATGGTGCGCTGCTGGCCTCCGACATACGTGTCTCCACTGATCGCTTTGCCGGCATGGATAAGAAGCCGGAGAAACTCCGGATGATTTCCGATGCCAGTCATGTCCAGCAGCGTGCGCAGTGGTGTAGTCTTCTGTCCCTCGGGAAGAGGATCGAACGCGTTGATCGCCTTCTTCGCGATCGCCAGGTTCTCCTGGAACTTGTCTCCGCCGAACTCCGCGTCCGTCTTCGACTGCTCCGTCCATTCCGCGTGGATAGCCTTCACCTGGTCGAGTTGGCGCTGGGCGAGTGCCGGTGCCATTTTCTCGACAAGCTTCTGCGCCGCATCCTGCGTAAGGTTGGCCTCTTTGGCCGCGGCCGAGAAAGAAGTGATCACTTCAGGATCGAACTGCATGCCCTCGGGCGCTTTGAAGTCTTCATACTTCTCAGGCGCGCCAGTGGCAGGCTTCGCGACTTCCGTCGCGGGTTTCGATTCCGGAGCTGGTGCTTCGCTTCCCTCTGCCGGCTTCTCATTCGCTGGCGGCGTCTGAGTCTCCGCAGTTTGCGTCTGCTTGCCTGGTTCGTCGCTGACCGATGTCAGCAATGTCGCAGGCGCCTCCGTAGAAGGCTTGGCTTCACTTTGAGTTTGGGTCGCCGTTGCCGTCTCGTTTGCCATTGCGGTGCTCCTTCAGCATGGCCGGATATTGCTCCGGACATACCGTCATCAGCTGCGAAAGAATCTGATTGCCGTAGGCCCGCCGCCCTTCGTTGAAAGCCATTCGCATGGCATTCGCATCGAAGGAAAGCTGGAACACTCCAGCCATCTCGAGAACGCGCCACATGATGCGGCGGCCGCGCTCTGAGCTCATCAGCCACTTCAGGTCGCTGATCTCCGTCTCGCGGAGAACTCGTATGCGGGCTTCGGCTTCCTGCTTCTCTTCAGCCTGCCCGTTCAAATCTGTGGGTTCGTAGTTGCTCAAAATTCTGCCTCGGCTAAGATGGGCGTTATGCCAGATCCTGTCTTTTCGGGCTACAGAATGGCGCGCACGTTGATCGACATCGCGGCCGGCGTAATGGGCGCGGCGGTCGGGTTGCACACCTTCGCGTTGATCGTGTTCGAGGTGCCATACAGATGAACCGTCAGGCCGCCTGCTCCGTAGCCGGTCACGCCCGATGGATCCGAGGCATACGACCAGGCGAAGGCCGTCGTCGTAGAGATCCCGCTACCGCCGACCGCGATCGTGGCCGCCGTGCTGCAGGCTCCATTCGTGATCTGCGCCGTAGGCAGAGCGATCGCACCGGCGCTTCCCGCATCCGTGATCGAGAGGGTTTTCGCCTGGAATGAAACCTGCGATTTCACCAGCCCATTCGCCTGGATGTAGAAGTAGCAAGACGCAAGCGCCGGTGGAGGTCCTGCGTATTGCTTGGACGCTGAAGAGGTCGGACAGAAACTGACGGCCGGCACGCCGCCGTTATTGTTGAAGAAGAACGTCAGCCCGGTATTCGGCTGATAGCTCGCCCCGTATCCGAAGCCGTTCGCCTGCCAGAAATTGATGCCAGGATTCCACTGCGTCGAGCTGTTCAGCGCGCTCGGGTTTGGTGTCCAGAACTGGCTCGGGTTGATCGGTACGACGCTCCCATTCGTGCTGAAGACCGTGGGCGGCCGGTATGCGATCAGCGCGCCGTTTTTCTTTCCTGAGGGAATCGCTGCATTGATGACCGTAGCCATCAGTGCATGACAGGCATTCGCGGGATGGATCGTGTCCGAGTAGCAGTTCGCCGCCAGAGTCGCGACCGAGTTAGAGCCTTCATTCACGGTCGACGTAATCAGCAGCGGACGATTTGAGTCGGCCGCGTTGATCGTGTAGGTTCCGGCGGAGACACTGTACTGACCCTGGGAAGGATTCGAGGCGACGAGCGTTAGCGCAGTGCTTGGCGTGCCTGCGTAGCTCACGCCGCCATCCGCGGTCCAGCCAGGCACAGCCTGGGTCGTGCCGGCCAAGGTGTACGGCACCGTGATCTGCGTCGCGATATTCAGCATCGCCGAGCCCGTGTCCGCGAAATACGCGTTCAGGCCATCGCCCGAAACCGTCGCGACCTGCGTCGATACGAATCCGGAGTAGGTCGGCACCAGTGCTGTGTTCCCGTTGTTCTGCGGATTTGGCGAGACCGCGATGACGACAGGGTTGGCAGAGCTCGAGGCCGGCGCGATGCCGACGCCATAGACCTCGACGATGTTCGACGCGCTGGTCGTGCTCGTGCCGGTGACGACGATCGTATTGGTTCCGGACTGCGTGACTCCCAGGCGCGCGCCGGCGACTGCAGAGGCCGTTCCATTCGCCGTCGAGA